GATATAGAGTATTTACCTTATTTTCCTGTTTGTTTTTTTAGTCAGTTAAACATGTTCAACTTAACGTATTTAAACTTATTTAAACTATTGAAATTTAAGCTATTTACTCATGTTTTTATATGTTTATAGTGTTGTATTGGCTCATTGTGAGCCGTCTAAATTTAGGCTTTTAGAATATACAAGGAACATAAATCATGTTTAAAAAATTAATTGAGTTACGCCAACAAAAGGCAGAAAAAGTCGCAGAAATGCGTTCAATGCTTGAAAAAGCAGAAAAAGAAAATCGATCATTAAATGAATCTGAATCGGTGGAATTTGAAAAGCTAAAAGATTCAAGCAAGCAGATTAGTGCAGAAATCAGTAAATATGAAACTGTAACAGATGAAGAGCGTAGCCTTGAAGGCAATGTTAGTCCTGTAGAGCAACGTGGTGCTAAACAATTTTCAAATGATGAATTGCGCCATTATGTTAAAACTGGTGAACTTCGCAATTTAACTACTGGTAATGGTGAAGATGGTGGATATTCAGTTATCCCACAGTTAGACAAAGATGTAATGAAACGCTTAACAGACGATAGCGTAATGCGTCAACTTTGTAACGTAGTACGCTTACCGGTTGGAGCGAAAGAATACAAAAAATTAGTATCGGCTGGCGGCGCAGCAGTAGAACACGGAACAGAAGGCACAGCACGCAACGGCACAGCAAGCCCGAAACTTCATGAAGTAACGATCGCTTTGAATTCAATCTATGCTTATCCTAAGACTACACAAGAAATCTTAGACTTCTCAAGCATTGATGTTTTAGGTTGGCTAACTGATGAAATTTCTGAAACCTTCACAGAAACAGAAGAAACAGATTTAACTTCCGGTGATGGTAACAAGAAATCAAAAGGCTTCTTAACCTACCAACGCACAACCGAAGATGACAAAGTTCGCCAATTCGGCAAACTTCAAAAAATTGAAGTGGCAGGCGTAGCGAAGATTGATGCAGATACTTTAATCGATGCGTTCTATACACTTCATAGTAAATACCGTAAAAATGCGGTTTGGGTGATGTCATCAACGATTGCTGCAGCATTACAAAAACTTAAAAACAAAAACGGAGATTATATCTGGCGCGATGGTTTAACAGCTGATGCCCCAGCAACATTATTAGGTCGTCCAGTCCACTTCTTAGAAACAATGCCGACAGGTGGAGCAAATAAAGCAGTAATTGCCTTCGGTGACTTCAAACGCGGATATTTCATTATAGATCACGAAACAGGCGTGCGAACCCGTCCGGACAACTTAACCGAGCCAGGATTCTACAAAGTACACACCGATAAATATTTAGGTGGTGGCGTAGTAGATTCAAATGCTATCAAAGTGATTGAGACAACAGCATAAATCATAGAGGGGCGAAAGCCCCTTTTTTTGCTTAATAGGTGAAATATGAATAAAGAATTTGAAATCCGCTCCGCAACACTTTCTACCGATGAAGAAAATCAAAAGCTAGTTGGTTATGTAGTGAAATGGAATAGCCCTTCACAAGTGCTTTATTGTGATTTTTTGGAATCCTTTGCGCCTAAAGCATTCAGTGAAAGTTTAGCCAGTGGCGAAGATGTTCGTGCACTCTTTGAACACGACTACACCAAGTTACTCGGTCGCACCAGTGCGGGAACATTAAAGCTAGAAGAAGATTCAATCGGCTTGCGCTTTGAACTCACCCCGCCCAATACAACCATTGGGAAAGATTTATTGGTGAGCGTCTCGCGTGGTGATATTACAGGCATGTCCTTTGGATTTAGAGCCAGTCAAGAAGAATGGGATTTTGATGTAGAGCCTTGCCAACGAACTGTACAAAAAGCTGAACTCTTTGAAGTTACCGTAACAAGCATTCCCGCCTATCCTGAAAGTAGCGTAGAAATTGCTAAACGTTCGATGGTCGCTGCCAAAGAAAAAACACAAGAACATTCTACCGCACTTTTGAAACAGTGGCTTGATGTGATGGAGTCTTAATATGTGGAATCCTTTTAGACGAAAAGAGCAACGTAGCGAGCCAACCACAATAGAAGAGCTTTTATCTTACATGGGCGTAAACAATACAGGCGCGGGCGAATTTGTCAGTCCACAAACTGCAGAATCGTTACCTGCCGTGATGAATGCCGTTACAGTCATTTCAGAGGCGGTCGCATCAATGCCTTGTTATCTATACGCACTAAAAGAAGATGGCCGAGAAAGAATTTATCGTCATCCTGTTGAATATCTTCTTAATGAAATGCCAAACCGCAGCCAAACACCGTATCAATTCAAAAATACGATGATGCGCCATTGTTTGCTAAATGGTAACGCTTATGCCGTGATTGAGTGGAATAACAAAGGCGAACCAATAAGCCTTACTCCTTATCAACCAAGTGCGGTAAATATCTTCCGTAAAGTAACGGGTGAATATATTTATCAAATCACAGACTTAAACGGGGTAACAAAAAACTATCTTCAAGATGAGATTTTACATTTACGCCATAGTTCTATTGATGGATTTATGGGGCGTTCTCCGATAACAGTTTGCCGTGAAACGGTGGGATTAGGTTTGGCCCAACAACGCCATGGCGCAGCCATTATGAAAAACGGATTGATGGCAAGCGGGCTTATCTCAACGGCTGAATGGTTAGATGATGCAAAAGCGCAGAAAGCCGTCAAAGCTCTTGAACGTTACAAGGGTGCGAAGAATGCAGGTAAAACCCCTATTCTTGAAGGCTCAATGGAATATAAACAATTAGGCATGACAAACCAAGATGCAGAATGGTTAGCCAGTCGCACGTTTACCATTTTCGATATAGCCCGAATCTACAATATTAGCCCGATTTTCTTACAAGACTACTCGAATAGTAGCTATGCGAATTTCAGTGAGGCAAGCCGCGCATTTCTTTCTCAAACCTTACGCCCTTGGCTTACTAACTTTGAGCAACAACTCAAAGATGCCTTGATGATTGATTTAGGCAGCAACACCAATAAACGTTACTTAATCGAATTTGATACAAGCGACTTATTGCGCACCAGTCAAAGCGAACGTTTTAGTAGTTATGATGTAGCAATCAAAGCGGGAGTGATGTCTCCAAATGAAGTTCGCCGCCGTGAAGGTTTACCGCCTTATGAAGGTGGAGATGAATTTAGCCAGGCTTGGAAACAAACCGTAGAAGTTAAACGCGGTGATGAACAAGAACAGGGGGCAAGTAATGGCAGTGATGCTTAAAGCGGGGAAATATAACAAGGTCATCACCATTGAGGCGAGAAACTATCCCCGAGAGCGAGAAACCAATCTACACGGTGAACACAAAGCATTTTGGAAACATATCGCAACCGTCCGCGCCAGTGTAGAACCATTGCAAGGGCGAGAGTATTTTAGCGGCCCGTTTCAAATGGGTGAAAACATCATCCGCATTCGCATTCGCTACATTGAGGGCATTACAAACAAAATGCGGATTAAATACGGTAAACGACTATTTGATATTTATTCGGTGATTGACAGTATGGAATCACACCGAGAATTACAGTTAATGTGTAAAGAGGGCGAGGCTTATGGCGAATATTAATTTAACCCTAGATGACATCAAAGCGCATTTAAATCTCGATCATGATTTAGATGATGAGTTACTCGAAACCTATAAGGTCGCTACATTGGAAGTATGCCAAAAGCATATTGGTAAAACCTTTGGTGATGAAGAAACAGAAAATACCGTTCCGTTTACGCCATCAATTAAAGTCGGCTGCTTAATGTATATTGCCTACCTCTACACAAACCGTGAGGCTATAACAGACTTAGCCAATCTTAAACAAGCACCCATGACGATTTCCGCATTATGGGAAGTCTATAGAGAGCCTTGCGCTTACTAAGGATTTAGTAACCGATATGTCTTATCAACCGTTAAAACGTTGTAGTTATCCAGGATGCAGAAATAAAGTGAAGTCTGGTAGATGTGAAGAGCACAAGCCAAAGGATAACCGCCCAAGCAGTCGCGTACGAGGTTACGATCACAAGTGGAGTAAATACCGCGCGCAATACTTAAAGCATCACCCTCTTTGCGTGATGTGCTTAGAGAAAGGTATCTACACGCCCGCTACAGTGATAGACCATATTAAGCCAGTCGAGAACGGACAAGCAGACCCGCTATTTTGGGTTGAATCTAATCATCAATCTTTATGTCGTGATTGCCATAGCTATAAAACACGAGTGATAGACCAACGCGGATTTGGTGCGAAGAAGTAAACCGTTTTGATATCGAAACAATTAAAGCATGTCCATATGTACACAGTTGAGTTGTAGTCATATGGTAACAACTGAATGATGGTGATATATCCACAGTTGATTTGTGGTCATATGGTAACAGTTGAGCTAACCAATCCAAATTTGGATTGGTATAAATTTTGAACAAAAGACAATTTGAACAGGTGGGGGGAGTTTTTGAAAGAAATTGGCAAGCCTAAAGAACCGCCCGCCCAACTCAATTTTTACGCAAGGCAATTTTTTTGAAAATAAGGAAATGTATGAGTAAGAGAAGAAACTATAAAACCCCTGATTTTTTAGATGGTATCGCTAAAACCCAATGGAAAAGCCGAATTAAGCAACTTTCAGAGCGTGGCGATATTAAAGCAGAAGATTTAACTAACCTTGAAATTTATTGCGAAAACTACGCAATTTGGCGTCATTCCGTAGCAGATTTAGCCAAAAATGGCTTCATTATTGTGAATAGTCAAGGCACTCAATCAAGAAATCCAGCTTTATCAGCGAAAGCAGATGCTGAAAAAGTGATGATTAAGATGTCATCATTGCTAGGTTTCGACCCTGTAAGCCGCAGAAAAAATCCTATTGAAGTAGATGAA